CTAGGTTAGATAGATTTTTATCTCAGCTTCTCTGCGTCTGATAAGCCCGCGCAGCTTTCGGCCACCAGCCCAGATCCAGCGCAGGAATTCACGCGGCACTTCGTCATGCTCTTCACGGTTCACTTTGCGCCGGAGTGTGGAACGCTGAAGAGCGCCGGAGCCAACATTGAAGGTAAACGACACCAGCGCATCAAACTGACCATCGGTGAGAGGCACATCGATCAGGCGCAATACAGCGCGTTCCGCTGCTTGCACATCCTTGATCAAAAGCGCCTCACCAGCTTCCCGGCTGATGCCGTTCTCGAACATTTTATGCTCACCCTTGCGGATCAGGTGGCCATAGCCAATCGTTGGCAGGCCAGCCGCATCCAGATAGATTTCCGGCTCAAACCCCTCAAAGCGCTTGATGAGATCAAGGCCATTCTTGGTGATCTGTCTCATTTTCCACTCCGTACCTTGCTCATGGCGCGTTGCCCAAAATAGAAAGAGATGATGCCTGCGAAGATTGCCTGATCCTCGACCGACCACAGCATATCCATGTGCCATGGCAGCGGACTGGCCAGATCAACCATGGCAAACTGCATACATTTGATAGTGAAATAGAGGAGGAAAAACGCATAGGCCAAGACGGGGCGCACCGTACCATTAAGCGCATCCACCCACTTGATGCCGCTATAGTAGGTTTTGTACAATGCCCGGCTTTCGGCAATATCCGCCTCGACATGGATTTCTTCCAGCCGTTGCTGGTGGCCTTGTGCCTGCTGCTCCATTTGCAGCCGCAGGATCGTCAGCTCATGCTTGCGGTCTTGATGATCGCGGAATAGCTTGAGCAAATCAGGAAAAGCCGCGCTAATAAATCCAACGAGTGATCCGAGTAGTGTGATCATGATTATCCTCCCTGTAAGATGGTTTTGATGCCCTGCCAAAGCGCCACCAGCGCACCGGTGACAGCGGCGGTGATGGCTGAGCGTTTGATCCATTTGATGACTTCATCTGCCCCGGTGCGGGATTTTCGCAGGTAAATCATGTCGGCCTGCACGCCGGTCGGGTCGTTGGTGTCGATCCCGTATTTAGTCAAAGCGTCCTCAATCCCTTCGCGCACCGCAGCGCGAAGGGCTTTTTTCAGTTCTTCATCCATAATAATTCACCAGTTCCATGGCCCCCTAAAGGTGATGTATTGAACATTGATACGAACCACGCCGCCGGTGATGCTGCCGCTGTCGGGTGTGATCTCGATAGGCGTGTCGCTGTAATAACTGACCGGGTGATAAGTCAGGCCGATATTGGTGGAATCCGCGCCCGTGCCGATGCCGTTGCCATAGCGGGAAGTGTCACCCGACACGCCAACGCCGAAGCTGCCCACCGTGCCGGTGAGTGCGGTGATCACCCGCGTGTTGACCGCCAACACGGTGGCACGGTTAGGAATATTGGTGGCGCTGGTAGTGCCACCGCTGAGGTCAATATCTTCCTGCCAGCGCTGTATGCGGAGATATTCACCGCTATCCTGAGCAATCAGGCCAAATGCTGCCCAGCCGGAGCCGTCATAGGTCATGCGGGAATCCAGCGATTCCACCACCGCATCCATCCACTTAAACGGCGAATAGAACACCCAGCCGCCGGTGAGATATTGCGCCAGATTATTGGCTTGGCCTGCAAAGTCACCGGTCGGGCTGGAGCCGACAATATAGAGATCACCAACGCTGGGGCTGCCCGGTGGTGCATTGGCAATATCTGCCACCACCGGGGTGACGAACGCATCAAGGCGATTGAGTGCCTCATTATGCGTCACTTCTTTTTGGGCTTGGCTCGTGACAATATACGGCAAGCCCAGCCTTCCGGTCTGGGACATGATTTCCTCCAATGTTTGATTTATTAAATGCTGGTTGTTGCCGCGTATCCCCGGCCAACCACCGCCGACAGTTGGTAAACCTTCAAATCGATGCTGCTTTGTGCCGATCCGAAATCTGCCACCTGATCTGCTGCGCTGTAGCTGGCGGTTGGGCTGGTGGTTTCAATGGTTCGCACCACAGTGCTGCCATTAAGAATATCCACTTGGTAAAGCTCAGATTCTTCACCAAGCGGAATGCCAACGCCATCGCGCCACTCGCCATCGATGCGGGAGCGACGAATCCAGCTAATGGTGAGATCACCGGCACCATTGCGCGTACCTTTCACATGCACTGGAGAAAATGGCTTCAGGTTTCGCCCGGTATAAGTAAAGGCCACCTCCTCGGTGGTGGTCAGCGTGTTGCCAACACTCACAGCCTTGTAGAACAGCTCGCGCCCAATCAGATTATTGGCGATTGCCGTTGTATAAAGTGCCGGGCTGATCAGAATGAAGCGCTCGCCTGTGGTGTGGCTATTGATTGCCCATTCCGTACCCTGACGGCCGCGCAGCAGCTTGGTTAGCTTATAGGTGTTCTCACCAATCAGCTGGGCATTTTGGAACTGCATAAGCTCATTTCCGATCAAGGCGGCATTGGCACCATTGAACACGGCCAGCTCATTCACGGATGCGAGCGAACCAGACGTGAGGATCACTTCCACCTCGTTCACGGTATCCCATGTTTCAAAGCACCCGGCTGGCAGATTAGTGGTGATTACACCAAAGGTGGCTGCACCATCCAGCCCGGCCAGTAGGCTGAAACTGTTACCACCGGCTTCGCCGCCATCATCGGAGCGATAGACCGCCGAGCCGTTCCAGTTCTGACCATCTGCCGCCACACCAATCCGTAGCAAGCCTTGGTTTGGCACGGTATCGGTTGGCAGTGGTGGCGCATCGATGAACTGCACCAGCGTGTCAGGCACCAGCACCGGCGGGGTGAGCGTGGAACTGGTTTCACCCGGTGGCGTATAGAAATCATAGGAGCTGATGTCTTCTGCCACCGCGCTGACCTGCATCACGCCGTTCGCTTCCATGTCAGTTTTTACGACGCGCATCTCATGCGGCACATTATTGACCGTCACGGTGATGACATCGGTTGGCTCGATTCGCACATATTTAGGCGGAAGTGTCAGGTTGAAGCTAGCGCGTTCCTTCCAAGTACCATAGAGCGTGATGTCTGAAATCTGCTTGGCACGGGTGGCACCCATGACAATCGGCAGACTGATCGTTACCTGATCCACCGCTTTCACCGTTTGGCGCTGGCTGGTTTGTGTCACCGGATCATAATTGAAAGGCCGATCCAGATAGGTGACATTCACCCGTTGCGGCAATTCCAGCTCCTGTGCGTAGGTGATCTGCAGAATATCCTGCACGCCTTTCTTGGCGGCGGGGATCAGATCATCTTCGGGCACGGCTTTCACCGACTCACTGCCACGCGGCACGCATTTCAGGATGCCATCACTCTCGACCACATCGAAGAAAAAGGCTGAAGTGAGATATTCCAAGGCACTACGAACCGTAATCGGGCGGTCGAGGATGAAGCCCTCCACCGTATCTGTCAGGCGTGAGACATCATAATCACTGGCGGTTAGACCGGCTGCCTGAAACAGCTCACCAACAATCGCGCCAAGCGTAGAATTGCCCAACTTTCCCTGCACCCAATGGCCGGTATTCCAGAGGATCGAGTCCTGCCAGACACCTTCCAGATCAGGCCAGAAGGAAAATGGCCGCGCATCCCATGTCCAGACAAAGCGGCGCGGCACCAGATCACTCTTACCGGATTCCTGATTGCGTTCTGCCAGATAATCCAGCGTCGCATTAAGTGCTTCCCGCTGCGCCTGAAAATCCACCCGGCCTTTGGAGCCACGAGGGAAAAAACTCTCGCTGGAGGTTGGATCGTAAAACACGTTGGGCTGGTTGGCGCATCCATCGACAGACGGAAAACCGAACTCGGTAAACCAGACCGGCTTCATTTTGGCAGCCCAGCTGGTAGTACTGCTATCCGGGTTGGTGTGGCTACTGTTCCACCAATGCTCCAGATTCTTCCATGCGTAAGTCGGATCACCGCCATAGCTGGTTTGCACCGTGCGGGTGCTGTTCCAGAAGTAATCCCAGCCTTCGCCTTTCTCCCAATATTCCTTAATCTTTTCTTCGGTGATCTGAATTTGCGGCAAGTCTTCCGTCAGCGGGAAATAGCTATCAATCCCCACAAAATCGATGTTCGACGAAGCCCAGAGCGGATCAAGATTAAACCAGCCATCGGTGCTGTGATATTCGCTCCAGTCTGCGGCATAGGTAATCTGGGTGCTACCGCCCATAATGCCTTTCACCGTGGCCGCCAGTGACACCAGCTGATTCACTGCTGGATAATTGCCGGGCGTATCAGTAAACCCCGTCATGCCGATCAGCTCCGAGCCGATCACAAAGGCATCGACTTTGTTTTTCACCAAATTGGCGTAATGGGTGATGAAGCCATTATAGCCATTGGTTTTGGTGAACCAGCTTGCAGCATCCGTAGCATTAGCAGGCTCAATCCGGCCACGCCAAGGCTTGGGCACCGGCGTGATCGTATCCACGAACGGCATCGGGTAGAGCATCACATTCAAGCCCTTGGCTTTCAGGTGATCGACCAGCTGCACCACCGTATGATCCGAAGGTGTGCCGCCATAGGTCGGCGTTTCCGGATCAAACTTCAGCACTACCTGCGCGGTGCTTCTGGTGTAACCGGCCACGCTCCAATCCTGCGGCAATACTTGCGTCGTGCCCTGAAACTCCACCTTGGGAATGATCTCGCACGCCCCGGCATCGGTGGAAGTGGCAAACCATGTGACAACAATCGCCACCCATTCCAGATTTGGCAGCACATCCAGCATCTGATCCACGGCTACCAACGCATCGGCCTTGCCTTCGTAATTGTGCATGTTGAGGTATTTCTTATCGCCGGAGGGAGTAAACGCCCCGCCGAAATACTCGAAATAACCATCCTGCTTGGTTTGCACATTGGTGCCATACACCATCTCACCCGCACCGGGGATCATCACCATATCGGTGATCTTATCCTCGACGGAAGGCGTGAATTTGACTGACCGGCGCACTTCGAAGGTGAAGTTGGGGATGCGGTTGCCATATTCGGCCAGCGGAAAGTCCTCTACCACCACATAAGCCATGCCCCGGTAAGCTGGAATAGTGCCAGCGGCCAGATATTTGGCCATAATATCATCGACCATCTGATCTTCACTACCATGATATACGTTATATTTGCCTTGTGCGGCTGAGAGCGTGTCTTCTGTCAGCACCTTGCTATCCGCCCAAACGCGGATCACTTCATCGATCTCACCTTCGCAAATGGCAATGGCCAGCGTAACGAAATACTCATAGGTGACCGTGGTCTGGCTGGTGGTGGTTTTGCCGCCACCGCCACCTTTACCACCGCCGGAGCTAGTTTGTGTGGTGGTCTTTTCTGATTTTACCTCCTTGATGTCGGTTGACCAGATCACATTCCCGGCCAGCCGCATGGTGCCATAGACTTTCGGGATCATATTGCCATAGGTGGCCGTCTGCGCACGAAGATCAGCCAGCCTCGGACCTTCCTGCGTCGGTAGCTGTACGCGCTGCGTTTTCGGGAAGAAGGTGCTGGCCGCCATGCTGCCAAGGTTCGCGCCCATAATCGCGCCAGACGGACCACCCAGCACGAAGCCCACCGTGCCGCCAACTACAGGTAAAACAATATCAGCCATGTTATTTCAGAGATTTCAGTTGTTTCTTTTTGAACCGGTACACATGGGTGAGCATCCGCACCCACGTCATCGAGAGCGGTTGCTCCACCACCTTGCCAGCGCTGGAATTGCAATGGATCAGCCCGGCACCGCCGCCGGGATAGTCCGTTAGCAAGCCCACATGCTGCGGGTCTTTGAAAGTACGAAATAGTAGTAGATCACCCACGCGCATCTGCTCCACCGGCACGTGGCGAAGATGATTACTGATGCTACGAACCAGCCGCCCTTGCTCCGGATACATCGAGTAGTTGAACTCATCGGCATGAACCAGCGGATTGCCAGCACCATCCTGCATCCCAAGCTCATCAATCACGCCGATCACCAGCCCAAGGCAATCCACGCCGCCACCGCCGCGCTCTGACTTCTTCAGCCGACCTTGGTGGTGATACTTTGTGCCCAGCCATGTGCGAGCCTGCTCCATAATCTGTTGTGGTGTAATATCAGCCATTTCGATTCGTCTTATCCAGTGTTCCTGCGGTGGTGAGTAGCTTGTCTGTGCCCGGTACATCCGGCTCACCCCGAAAATTGATAATGTTTGAAAATTTGCTCTGGCAGGTTTCGCGGGTCTTATCGCACCCGGCGATGATGTCGAACGTGTCACCCGCTTGAATGCTCTTTCCCATCGGCAGTGCCAGCACCACCTGCGCGGAAGCAAACTCTTTCACCTCCATCCGGCGGCCATCATTATTGCCAGATGTCCAGATCACTTCGCCGCCTGTAAACCACCCGGCATCTTGGGTGAGCGTACTGGCCGTAAATGTCTGGTTGTTGGTAATAGCCGTAACGGTGGCTGATGCAGTAAAGCCAGCCAGCGCCACCTTACAGCGGCTATCACCCAAGATGGCGCGGCAGGATGGTGAAAACACCTCGCCAATGGTCTGGCTGAGATGCTGCGTCAGGCCGCGCACTTCCGCCTGAAACATCTGGCTATTAAGCGTCACTTCACCCAGCCGACCGCGCTTCACCACCAGCTTGCCTTGTGTGAGATCGGCATAGTTCACTACAAAGATTTCAATCTCGGCATAGTCATAGAGGCCAGCCAGCAAGTCCTCCTCGGTGATCTTGGAAGGATAGAGCTGTCCGTCCACATCCAGATTATCGACCGACATATTGCTTTTGCTTTCCACCGTGGTGGGCGTGAATCCAGCAATCGAATCATATTCGACGCTATCAAAAGTGATCGGCTGATCGTGATCGGTGAAGCCAATTTCCACACCATCCTGCCGGGTAATACGCCAGCAGGTGGCAAGCTGTGTCATGCCGCCTTCAAAATGCGCCTCTAATTGTGGGGAAATCACTCTCATACGCGCACCTCAATCAGTGGGATGCTGCTCCAGTTTCCGGCATCAAAGCTATCCATCGAGATCGCCATCTCGTCGGTATCGAAGCGCACCGGCACATCAAATTCAAAATCCACCGCCAGCGTGCCAGAGAGCAACGTAGTGATGATGCCCGTGGTGGTATCCACGCTCCAGCCGGTGGGCTGCAGGATGCTGTCCTCATAGAGCGTGATCGTGCCAGCCACCGGTTTGGTGATGTCTCGCTCATACACAGCCGAACCGCTGACATATTGCTTCACCAGCTGGTAGTCATTGCCGCCGAGTGGCTTCAGCGGCTGGTTTTCACCTTTGTAATCGCTCCAGTCTTTGAAACGAAAGCCCACCGCCTTGCCGCGACGTGCCCGGAAAAATGCAATCAACGCCTGCCACTGGGTTTCAGTTTTGATGCCACTGGCCACATTGTACTTGGCGCGGGACTGACTCCATTTGCTATTGCGTTGCTCATGCCCGGAAACAGTCGCCACCACATCGGTGAGAAACATCGGACCACCTGTTGCCCCATAGCTGATGTCTGTGGGGAATTGTACTTCGACAAAACTCATAAAATACCTTGTGAAATAGTCTTAATCTGCTTATTTTCCTCCCATCTTGGGGGAGTAACCTTTTCTCCAACCCGGAGAAAGAATGCGTCAACATACTTGATCCCATAGGATCATGGCGTATTCGGCCAGTGAAGGCTTGGTGAGACCTACGATACCTGCAATCGCTCATGGTTGGGCGTGGTTGCTTGTGTCGTATGGTTTAATCACCGCCCAACCACTGGAGTTTGATATGAACCTTTCCCCATTATTTGCCATTTTCATTACTGTTTTTCTGGCTGAGCTTGGTGACAAAACCCAATTAGCTACTGTTCTATTTGCAACGGAGGGTGATCGTAATCCTTGGCTTGTGTTTATCGCTGCCTCTTTAGCGCTCACCGCATCCACAGCCATTGCCGTATTACTCGGCACCTATGCCGCAAAATATATGGATATGGTGCCCTTAAAGTTACTGGCCGGTATAGGCTTTATCCTGATTGGCACGTGGACAATCTATGAGCATTTCAAAGCCTAAAGATTCCTCCGTGCCCGTTCCACGGAACGCGCCATATCCGCCGCAATCTGCCCTTGGCTTTTACGGAAGGACTGCACATCCGGGGTTTGGATATTCATATTCACCGTGACCGGCGCACCGGCATTCGGCATGATCTGCATGGGTTGCGCACCGGCAAAGGCTAGCTCTGGACCACGTTCGCCCACCACGCCAAACTGACCAGCTTTGAGCGTGCCGCCATCGGCAAAGAAGCCGCCGAACATACTGCCGACGCTGGAAAGCAGGCTACCGAACCCGCCACCAGAGCCACCACCGCCTTTGAACAGGCCGCCAATACCATTGAACACTTGCCCAATAATGCCGCCTTCGCCGGTGATGCCCAAATCCTTCAATGCGAATTGCAGCAGTTGGCGGTTCAGATCAGACAGGAAGCCTTTGGTAAAATCGCCGAAGCTGTCAAAGCGGCCACTGATGCCATCTAGCGCATCGGCCACCGTGCCTTCCATCGTTTTGCCCAGCCCTTCGAATTCATTGCCAATGACATCACCGGCTTTCTCGGAGGATTTTTTCAGCTTCTCCTGTGCCTGTTCCATGGCACGCCCGAAGGTTTCCTGATTGATATGGCCTTCCTTCAGCAGCTTATTGAGCAGCTCCATTTCCTTGTTGTAGTTCTCCAGCGGGGTGCGCGTGGAGTCGATGATCCGCTGCGCTTCCTGTTGCAGCTTGTTGAATCTCTCCGTGGCCTTGCTGGTTTCCTCGGTCTTTTCGGGTGTTTGTGTTTCTTGAAACAAATCGGCCAATGACTGGTTTTTCTTTTGCCGCGCCTCATAGAGTTTCAGCGCTGCACCCTCAATTTCCTGATCAATCGCTGCATTAAAATCCCGTGCTTCCTGCAATGCTTTATCAAACGCATTGCCCATCGCATCGAGCAAGCCAGTTTCCAGCGCAGCACGGGTGTTCTCAAACGATACACCACCCAACGGGTCTTCGATAAACGCTGCCAGGTCTTTTCCCAGCGCTTCAAACCGGGAGGAAATAGTTTCCCCAAATGCCTGAAACGCACGGCCAACGCCTTTGAATACGGCAATGAAGAGATTGCCGAACTTGATCACCTCCGCGATAATCGCCTTAAAACCCAGCTTAAAGAGCGGAATGGCAGCGGTTATTTTCTCAGCCAGCCATTTAATGGCATCGGCCACCGCCTGCAGAATATCCGTTAGGCCAGCATCACCAATGGCTTTCACCAGCTTGGAAAACGCATCGCCCATATTGGAGAGCGAAACATTGAGCGTATCGGCTTGCTCTTCCATTGCCCCAGCAAACTGTACATCACCGATTGAGCGCAGATAGGCTTCAATCTCACGTGAGTTTTTGCCCACCGTGGTGCTGACACCTTGAAAGGTGAAGGTCACCTGATCACCTTGGCTTTTGGATTTGATCCCGAATTCCTTCAGCCGCTCAAACTCACCTGTGGCCGCATCCGCCACCGCTTCAATCATCTGATTCAGGCTTTTACCCATCGCCGAGGCAGTGTTGCCGTAAGAGGTCAGTGCTTCTTTTGAAGGGGTTAGCCCCAACGCCTTCAGCTTGATGAACGCATCGGTGACTTCTTCCAGCTGGAAGGGCGTGGTAGAAGCAAAATCCTGAATAAAGCTAAAGGCAACACCGGCTTTTTCTGCAGAACCGGTCACCGTGCGCAGGGAGGCTTCCAGCTTTTCGAATTTAGTGATCGTGTCCACGATCTGCCGCCCGACAAAGGCCGTGGCCATCAAGCCGCCTAAACGACTCACGCCACGTCCGAGCTTGGAAAAACGCCGATCCATATTATCCACGCCCTGATTGATCTGGGCGAAGGTTTTCTGCGTTTTATTTACGGCGCGGATGACAAATTCTGCGCTACCGAATCTTGCCATGGTTTTTACTCATTTGTTCTGATTGAAGTTCGAAAAAGGCGACCCATTCCATGAATTGCTGCGGTGACATGGCTTCAATCTCAGCCAAAGGCCGGGAGAGCCGCCATGCCAGCGCTAACTGGTTTTTGCGGGTTGGGTCGCGTCGGAGTTTCCCTTGTGGGTTTCCATATCTCCGAAGAAATGTTCCTCGATGCGCTCGGCAATGCGAGATACCACGCGGTAATCGGCCTCCTGCATGAGCTTGTCGCGATCATTCACACTAAAGAGGCGCTTGCCATCCTTATCCTTGGCTTTCACCACGATGATATTGGCTGCCTGTTCGATGTTACTGGCCTTCTTGCTGGCAATTTTCTGCATCAAGTTCACTTCGGCCATCGTCATGGGAAAGACGTGGATTTCTAACGGCAGATCACCTTCACCCCATTCGGGTACAGCGATAATTAGTTTTTCTTGGCTCGCATAATGAGCAGTAGCACGATGAATAACACTCATGATCCCTCCTTTAAGGTGTAACAGTTGATTCAGTGAGCGCACCGGTGCCGGTGAAGCTGAAAGACGCCTCAACAATCCCGTCAAACGATGCGTTGTAAGAAATGGAGGTGATAATCGCATCACCGCTCCAGTAGGTTGCCCCGGAATCATCGCCCTCCGGGTAGAGGTTCAATGTCACGGTGCCGCCTGCACTGATTGCACCTTGGCCATCTGTGTCGGTTTCATCCCAGAAGCCCTCAAAACTGCCCGACCAGCCTTTGATCGTGGCTTGGTTTTTGCGCCACTGCGTACCGATGATGGAAGCGTCCACCGTGTCACTGGTGATTTCCAGCGACCATGATTTGATTTCAGCGACTTGGTTTGATCCGATAAAGACCTTCCCCTCGCTGCCAGCGTGAGTTGCCATAATGTTTCTCCTGTATGGGTTTGAGTTAAATACAAAAAAGGGCAGCCCCAATACAGGGACTGCCCAGTCATGAGCCTCTGACGGGGAGGCAAGCGTCAGCGTGCATCACACAAGTGTGTGCGGCTCATGTTCCTTGACGGCGTAAAGCACCGAAAAAGTGAGAATGGCGACCGCCACAGGCTTTTCACCATCGTCTGAAAATTGTGTTTCCGTACTATCCAGTGAGGTATCCTTCACCAAACCACTTAAAGTAGGATCGGCAGCAATCAGCTGCTCAACCTCCATCGCCAGTGTGTCGGTAGCTTCATCGACATTGCCGCGTGCTTTTGCGTAAGCTTCTACCGTGACAAATAGCTCCCTATGCTGCGTGCGGGGACGGCTCATGGACTGCTCACCCACCGTTTCCTGCTTGGTATAAATCAGCAAGGCGGGTAGTTTTGGATCATCCAGCGCATAAACTCGCGCTTCATAGACATGGTTGCCTGCGGTCGTATTGCCTTTCAGCAAAGTAGTGACCGCATTGCGAATCTGGGTGCGTGCGTGTTTCATAGCTTCTCCATCATGATTTCGGTGATCCCCTCACTATCCGGGCGAATGACAGCAGCTTCATAATCCTGACCATCAATGGAAAAGGCATCACCCACCGCCAGTTCCGGCACATCCATCGTGCGAACCGACAGGATCGGATTATTCACCAGTACATCCACGGTTTCCCCGCCCGTTAGCTCGGAGAATGCCTGAAACATTCCGGCAATCACACGCGGTGTGCCGCCATCGGGGGTGTAAGTAATGACGCGGCCATCCAGCGTTTGCAGGAGCGCCAGATCACGCCCCTGCATGTCCTCAATGAACGTCATGATTACAGCCCAACATTGAGCAATAGCGGCACGGTGGCATCGCCGGATGCTGCGGCAGCTGCTGCTACACCCACCAGCGTATTGCCGGAAGCAGTGGTGGTGAGGTTGCTGTTGGAGCTGTTCCAGTAGAGCTTCGCGCCTTGCGTGATAGCACCGCTGGCTTTGGCGACGCTGAACACTCCGCAAATATGCACCGCACCGGTTTTACCATCGGCAATGTCCGTTTTGGCCACCGCGCCAATAGTGCCGATCACCAGAAAGTCGCCGGATACGACATCTGCGCCCGAAGGCGTGTAATTGAGGGCTTTACCCTCCTGAATGTAGTTTGTTGCCATGAGATTTCTCCTTTGATTTAGGCATTAAAAAAGCGGCCTAAAGCCGCTGCTTTTAGGTTTTGGGTTAAAGAGCTTTAAGCGCCTGCGTTTTTGTACAGGGTGCGGAATTCAAGAGGCGCTGCCGCCGCATCAATACGCACCTTGTATTCCACCCCGTCAATCGTCCAGCCTTCTTGGCTGTCAAGGAACGGAGCCGCCACGCCATCCAAATAGCCGACTTCAATCGTATCGAAGCGGTTCGGGTCAGCCAGCAGATACCACGCCGTGGTAGAGGCAGCATCCAGCCGTGCATCGACGATCACCTCGGCTGCATTGCGAACCGGGTTCGGAATACGGCTATTGGTTTTCGATGGATCAGTCTCCGATACCATCAGCACCTGCGCCGTATCCTCAAGCGCAGCAGGCACAAGGAAGAAGGAAGGCGGAATATTGAGCGTAGCCTTACCATCTTTCTGTGTTCGCATGGCGGTGCGTCCGGCACCCACGCTAATGGCACTTGGCGCAGCACCCGAACTAGCCAGATTATCATGATCCGCATGGAAGAGCGCTGCGCCATCGCTCATGGTGGGGTTATCATTGATAATGGCAAAAACCAGATCTCCCACGGTACGAGCGGCTGCACGCCCCATCTTGCGCGGGATTTCCGTGAATGCCATCAGATCATCATTGATAATCGCCTGACGGGAAATGCTGAACAGCTTTCCATAGGTAGCCAGCTTGATGCTTTCGGCACGCTCACCAATGGTGCCATGCTTGTATTCGCCGCTTTCGGGAATCTCATCCAGCGTATCAAACGTGCCCATACCCACGCGGCTATGCTGTTTGAAGTCCGAAAGATTGCCGGTGCGGGTAAAGCGCGGGAAGACTTCCTCGGCTTCTTCATACCCACGCAGCATGGCTTTGCGGGAGTTGTTTTCCAGAATTTTCGGAAAGTCTGACGTGCTGTGTGTAAAGGCACGGCCGACCAGCTCGCGTTTGTCCATCCGCTCGGTACGAATGCCGCGAAGCTCCAAACATTTACGCGCCATCTCAAACAGCGTGTAGCCATAAAGCTCGGTGCGCTGCACATTATCATCGGCAATACCGGCACGGAAAGCAATCGCATCTTCCGCCGCACGGCTGAATTTCTCCGCATCCGTTTCACCCATCTCGATGCGCTGGCCGTTTGCGGCTGGCTTTTCATCCTTGCCGATCGCATCCAGCAGCAGCTTACGTGCTTCATGAATATCAATTTTGGGATCATCCAGACATTGATCACGCACTTCGATATGATCCGCATGACCTTCAAACAGGCTACGAATCTCCGTGCGGCGTGCTTTTTCTGCTGTGAGTGTTTCCTGCCGCAAGGCTTCCTTATCGACAGGCGGGGTTGCCGGAGCAGGATTGTCTTTCCGCTCAGGCGTTTCGTTTTCCATGACTTTCTCAGGCAT